GCCGGAAGCCGCGCCAGTTGGGACCTCTTTAACGGTTACGTATCGCTTACTGCCTTTATACCCGACACGCTTCGTCACATTTTTACCAACACCAGATGTCCTTGCCTGGGCTGCCAACCCTGCGAGGGCTTCGGTGCCGAGTAAGTCAGCGTCAGCGACAGAGGTCATGGTGCCGGTTACAGCGCCCTCAAGGACGGTTACGGTTATAGTTGTGCCTGTTGCAGCTACTGCGCCGTAATCCATAATCAACTCTACGCCGCCGTAATCCTGGCGGTCGATAATGGTCCCGGTTCGTCCGGTCCCAGTGGTCCCAGCGGCGGCAGGTGACAATATCCGCAGAGTGCGACAATTATTATGCAGATCGTTCATAATCTATGCTCCCTTGGTTTTATGCTTCACATTTGATAATTTTGATAGCGTTGCTGTCGGTCACAAACCCGCCAACGCGCTTGGTGGTGTAAAACATCACATACGGTTTGTTGGTGTACGGGTCTCGCAAAACACGAGTACCGATCCTGTCACAGATAGTATATCCACGCTTAAAATCGCCATAAGCAATCGGATATGCGTTCGCTCCGACTGAAGGCATTTCCTCGTCTTCTTCGATTACTTTACTTAGCAAGGTGGACGGCTGACCAGCTTGCAGCCCAGGTTGCCAGATCAAATCACCCTGCACTGCATTTTTAAATTTTCTAACAAGTCCGACGGTTGCCGAATTCATCAGCCATTTGGCGTTATTGCGGAACGCTGGTTTCAATGCCTGCTGCAAGTTAATCAAACAGTCGGCGGGCGAAACGGTTGCAGACGCAGCATGGAACGCTGCGGCCTCGGCTGTCTTAACATATTGCAAGGTGCCTAGAGCACGGGTTTTGTCGGCGGTTGTCGCCATAGTGTAAGCCAAAATCCCCTTGGGACAAGCTACACCATCACCTGCAATGAATTTCCCGTTTTCTTCAAGCGAAAACTCTGCGGCAATTTCTGAGGCAAGCCACTGCTCTACATTAAATGCGCTATCATCAAGCATCTGTTGAGTAGCTGCAGGGTTAGAATAAACTTCTCCCCAGTAGGGAGTTAGTGCGGCGATAGATGGGCCAGCAGTTACCGGTCGCGCAGACGTTTCCCCAACCCAACCTGACCCAGTGCCGTGAATATTTACGAGTTTGGTATAATTGGGGGTTCCCAGTGAAATTATATTGGCCAATCGCCGCATTGACACATCATTTTGTTCAAGGTCAAGCATTTGCTTGTCAACTTCGATTGGCACAGAGTAGCCACCATCAGGGTCACTGCCGGTAGACAGTGCGGCCTGAATGTCACCTTTGCGAGCAAAAGCACTAAACGCTACGCTGTATTCGGCTTTCGCAACATCTCCCTCAGATTGCAGCCCAACGCGGTTGGACTTAGCTTCGATTTCATCAATCCGAGCTTTGTATTTTGCGTCAATCTCGGTAATCGCTGCATTGATAGTGTCAACTTTGGCTTCAAGAAGCGGGTCGGCGGTGCCCTTGGCTTCGATCTGAGCAAGCCGTGTATTATTTTCGATTTTGAATTCATCGAAAGCAGTATTCAATTTTGCAAAAAGATCCTTCAATTTTTCACTCCTTTTATTTTGCTGATAAGGTTGTCGGTTTCAATTTTCGCCAATAAGTGCTCGGCCAACGTTTCGGCTTCGTCAGAATCCCTCTGACCTTCACCTTTAATCGCGGCCACTGCTGTCATGGCGTCCTTCCGTGAAACTCCGGCATCCCGCAGGAGTTGTTCAACGTCTCGCTCTGTTGGTGTTTTCCCGAATGCGGCGGACACTTCTTTTGGTACGTTTTTGAAAGGCGACAAATCAAACTGAGCCCTACTGCCCTGCTCGTTTTCGCCTTCTATGACATCAATAAAACCCAGTTTCTTTGCTTGTTCAGGGGTCAACCATGTTTCGACAGCCAGCATTTCTTTGACAACGGAACGACCAAGACTGGTGGCTGTTGAAAAAGCGTCGATCTGCATAGAGTTCGCGTCATCCAGCAGGTCAGCCGTGTCTCTTAGATCCTTTGCTGTGCCTCCTACGACCCCCTGCGCTTCGTGAATCATCATTCTGGACGCCTTAGCCATTACTCTGATATCTGCACCCATCGCAATATAAGCAGCAATAGACGCTGCAAGACTGTCGATGTACGCGGTTATTTTGGCTGGATGGTCCCTGAGTGCGTTATGAATTGCGATACCCTCAAAGACACCACCGCCCCTTGAGTTAATCCGAACATTTACCTCGGGTGCCTTGATAGCAAACAAGTCCCTACGGAATGTTGCGGAATCAATATTATAATCAGCAATGTCTCCGTAAATTAAAATTTCTGGGATTGAACCGGTGCTGGCTTCTATTCTATACCAATTTTTTTTCATTCAAATGGCTCCTGGCCTACCGGCGCAAAGTTTGCTGGAACATAATATTGATCCCCACCGTCATAAGGGTTTTCATCCTCAAGTTCCAGGATTTTGTTTGGGTTATATGCACCCATCTGCCACATTTTATAATAAAAGTCTGCCCTGTCTTTGGATGCCCCGCGCATCAATCCGTTTGGCAGGAATTTAGCATAAATACCTTTTTTCCGGTCTGCATCGGTAAGCAGATTTACATCGATTGATTGCTCGATGCGCTCATACCAAGGGCACAACGTGTGAATAACGTGGGCCAGAAACATCTGCTCCGCGCTGGCGTAGGTCGCCGCCTTATCAGCCTGCCCGATCATAATTGGCATAACGCGAAAAGCCCGACAGATTTCCTCAACTTGATGCTTGCGAGTTTCAAGGTGCTGAGCATCAACCCCGCTCATAGAGATTTGCGTCCACTTCGCCGCTCGGTCAAGAATGAATGGCCTGAATTTATTTTCACCGGCGATACTTTCTTCGACCCAGCCACGTAAAGCTTTATATTGTTCAGGGGTTAAATTCCCGTCTACCGAATAAACCCCGCTGGCCTGTGCTCCATTAGCATGTAACTTTGCGTGTGCTTCCTCTGTGGCAATGGATAGGCCTATGGCTTCCCTTGCGTGCTTAACTGCTCCCATCCCGCCCCAAGAGTTCCACGACGGTCCTTTAACGTGCCATATCGCCTCTGCTGGGAATGGTTTTTGCTCATTGTTTACTGCAACATAATAGGTAATGCTCAAATCTGCATTGCGTTTTGGTGTAACCGTTTCAGGATCTAACGGTATCAGCTCCCTAATTGATCCCCCGACAATGTTTTTAAAGGCGTAAAAGTTGCCGCACAACCCAACGTGGTAAACAAGTGTCTCCCGAAACTCAAAACTTGTTTGCCATGGGTTAGGTTTACGGTGCAAAACATCGTAAAGACAGTGGTCTTTTGCCGGGTCTTTGCCTCCACCGACCTTTTCCAGAAACAACTTGAGGGGAACCTGAGCCATACCTTCGGCCAAAACTCGCAGACAGGCAAATACCGTTACCACATCAAGGGCCGTGTCAATCGTCACCGCTTTGCCAGACTTGGACCCAATACCAGTGCGTAGCTCCCGCAAAACAGACTCAGCAGAAACAGACGCTTGCGGCCGCATCATCCGCGTAATTAAGCTCATGCGCTACGCCCCAATCTCAACCCACCAAGGATAAGAATACCGCCGCAGACAGAGTAGGACACCCACGGCGAGAATAAAAACAGCCCATATCCCAAGGAACCAAGGCCGGTTAAACAAATCAGGTCAGGTAAATATTTAGACATTAAGATTCCCAGAATGATTTTTCTATGATCTGCGGCACAAGTGCCCTTGCAAGTGCCATAATCAACGCCACCACGCCGTCAATTTTGTTCTCTGCCCGTTCTTTGCGTGGATAAATGTTGTCTTTTGCGTCCAAATGCGCCACCACGTTTGACACCATCCAGGTGAGGACAGGGCAGCCGTTGTGATGCAGCCGCCCAGACAAAACCAACGACTCAAGCTCTTTCATCGGCTCGGAAAAGTTGAGGGTTGTTGGTCTCATCTCAACCATCTGGAAGCCCTCTTCTAGCATTCTTGTCGACAGCTGCGTTGCCTGAAATGGGTCATACGGCACCTCAACAACCTCAAACCGGCTTGCATCGTCCTTTAAATCATCCTCGATGTATGCAAAATCAATGACATTCCCAGGTGTAAGGGTCAACCTTCCTTCGTGCGCCCACCCCTGATACTGTTCATTTCCGCTTTCCTCGACAGTTTCCTCCGGCAAATAGTATTTGCCGAAAACGTAGTAGTGAGCATCGCCGTTTATCTCACGGGTGAAGACGGTCACCTTTGCGGCGATGTCTTTCCGGCTGGCAAGGTCAATCCCAATAATTGCCCGTTCTCCTGAAAAGTCTTCAATCTGCAAAGAGGCATCTGTCGCCGCGTCCCACCTGAGCATGTTCATCCATGCTGATGACGCGTTACACCACACGTCCAGGTGTTTTGTTTTGAAGCTGTTTTGCTTGGAGGGGTTCTGCATTGCCTTCCGCTGTTGAGCCAACAAAAAATCAGCACTTACCGATATCCCATAATTAGGGTTAGCCTTAATTAGAGACTCCGGTGATGTCCAGTCATCGTCTTTATCAATGGTGTAAATTATCGCAAATAGCTCTTCGTCTTTGATTATCCCGCCCAGGACTTTCCGTGCCCTGTCTCGCATGGAGTAGCAAGGACCGCCGAGGTTGTAACCTGCCGTTGTAATCACCAGCATTAGTGGCTGAGAACGTGACCCCATCCCCGTAATCATCGTGTCATATAACCGTGCATCCTTATGCTCATGGTACTCATCAACAATCGCACAGGATGGTGATGCACCGTCACCTGGGTCACCTATCAACGGTTCGAATTTTGCCGCCTTTGATAATATGTTTATGTTCCTGGCGTTTATTTCAACTCCATAACAATCAACAAATTCCTCTGCTCGCTCTGCCATTAATCGTGACGGACCGAAAACCTCCCATGCCTGTTTTTCTGTAGTCGCCCCACAATAAACCTCTGCCCCGGCTTCGTTGTCTGCCGACATCATATA